ACAGGCAGTACCGTGTTTTGTATGACAAGACACGTGTGTTCCGCTCTCCGAATGATGCCGGCACTATCAGGAGGCAGAAGTTATGGCATGGCATAAACAAGCAGTGTGTTTATGAGGATGCGGAGAGGGGAGCAGTCACAGGGGGGTCAGAGTTCCCCACTTTGTCGAGGCACGGGTTGAAGAATATTTTTATTTGGGATCAGTTTAATACGCTGCCGTCAGGGGATTTGAATATTCAATTGCAGTATGTAGCTAAGCGTTACTGGCATGAAAAGTAGCGATAGGTGCGTCTTCAGGGACAAAAATGAAAGTACAGTTTTTGTTCATCCAATCCACATCTGCCTGTAGCATTTCGTTTCGGGGATCTGTGTTTGATAACCAGATACTCGGTTTCCCCCACTTGACTAGTTCAGGTTCGTGATAGAGTCGTTTGATACTGACATAGGCTTGGCACCCAAGCCATTCTTTGAAAGAGGGGAAGAACTTGATTCCTCCTCGTATGTCGTCGAAAATAGCATACTCGACGTCAGGTGCTTTCAGGCATTCATTGCCTGAAACCAGTCCCACACAGTAGATGTGTTTTCCCAGGGATCTAGACCATATAGTCTTTCCAGTACGGGATTCTCCGTATAAACATAGTGATTTGCATCTTCCTACCCAAGTCAGATTATGAACAGCGCTCCAAAGCCCCGGCTCTTGGCGAGCGGGTTGCACCCGCGGTCTCGGGGTGAAACCCCGGGCGCGAGCCAAGACGAGGGCGTAGGTGCAAGACATACCTATGTGTGGTTGTCCACCTCCCAGGCCAGATTGGTGTATCCAATCAGATCGTCCATCAAGAGTTCCATCAGAGAATTCAAATCCGCTTGGCGATGTATAATCGGGAGGACGAACTGCGAATTTCCAGTCACAGTACTTTGAGAGTTGCGTAAAAGCGCACGCTGCACTTTTTGGATCCAGACTATGAACAAGTTCCCAAAACTGTTCTCGATTTTCAGCACTCGTAATTTCAGTCCATCGAGAATGAGCGTTGCTATCTCTAGTTCGGCTGGCATTTGGTCTGCCAAGGCCTCCGCAGATAACGTCGCCATCCTTGATCGCGTAGTCGTAGCCCTTCTCTGGTGTGCCTTTAGAAGGTTCAATGTTTGGGTGATGATGGTCCACATCGAATATATCAGCCTTTCGACTTCTAAACTTCCGTCCGAAGTCGCAGAAAACGTGGAGATGAGTTCCTCCATCAGCGTGATCTTCTCTTGCGACGATGCACTCTCCTCCCAGCGTTGAAATGTGGTCCATAACGGCCCACCCGTCAAGTCCCGCCGATTGAGCGTAGGTGAGGAGGACATATCGAGCGTTGATGGTGAAGGACATGTGTCTGAGTGTTCCTGGGCAAACTAATGTTATAGCCCAGGACACAGGGCACAGCCCGACTATTTATATGTGTCCTTTACCCCGCTTGAGCTGTAAGCGAAATGTCTCAACCACCGCACAGACCTACTGGACTTCCCTTCACCCGGACTGAATATGGCCTACGCCCGAAGTTATGGACGAAGGAGATATGGTGTACGCCGACGCTACGCAGGGAAGAGGCGTTTTGCGCCTCGAAGAAGACCAATGAGAACGAGAAAGACGCCCAGGCGGATGTCGAGGCCGAGAAGAAAAACAATTCTGAATGTGACCAGCACAAAAAAGATGGACACGTTAATGACCGTCAGTAATGGCGGTACCCACGTGGTACAGATGCAGCCTGGCAAGACTGCATCAGGTGTCAGTGCAACACTTTGGAGCCCAACAGCGCTGATGTTGGCGTCACCCAACGTGTCAAGTACGTCGTCGCGTAATGCGCATAGCGTGTTTTGGCGTGGTGTGCAGGAGAATGTGTCATTGAAGACGGATATCTCGGATCCGTTTACTTGGCGACGTATTGTCGTCGAGTTGGACACGTTACCCCCGGATGGTACTGTTGGCTTTGCCAAGTACGTGCAGAGGTCCAGTGAGCCGGAGTTCGGCGGAGTTCCCCCTCAGCCTAGTCTTGGGATGACAGGGGTGTTCTCCTATTTCCGTACCGGATTGTTGTTGACAGATGCGGAGAATTCCGCGCTGCAAGATGCGTTGTTCAGGGGTGTGCGCAATATTGATTGGGTTGATGCGACGCTTGCGAGTGTCGACAGGCAGTACCGTGTTTTGTATGACAAGACACGTGTGTTCCGCTCTCCGAATGATGCCGGCACTATCAGGAGGCAGAAGTTATGGCATGGCATAAACAAGCAGTGTGTTTATGAGGATGC